AGCATCGAGAATTTTATGTTGAATCTTTAAAAAATTCTTTGGGCATTTATTCGGGACAAAAAGATGCAAAAGATTATGGAGTGGTGGGAGGATATCAAGTACAAGCCAACATAAAGGAGCTTAAAGATAAATATAAGACCGTTGATGCACAGGGGTATTGGGTATGACCGAAAGTTACAATAAAAACGGCTTAAGCACAAGAAAGGCTTTTCAAGAAGCTCAGATGTATATAGCGCAGTTTCCATATATTCCTGCAGGGGAAGGCAATGTTCCATCTGCCCTTCATAGTTTTAGAAATCCAAAAGGGCGCTTTTATGGCATTTTGGACAACAAAAGAAACGTTCTAATGTTAAATCAGAGGTTTTTGAAGCCGCTCCCCTCTTCCCCCAGGACGCGCAGAAAACAGTATGCTTTAAATTTTGTTGCGGACGCATTTACAAGCTTTACGCGCACTTTATCTGGCGGTTCCCCTGCAATTAAAGTTAGCGGCACTGTTTTCGAATCACTTCGTGCATACAAAGGCTGGGTAAATTATAAAAAAGCATATAGCGAACACCTTTCAAAAGTATATGAAGTTTTCTCCACAGATTTTATACAGAGAAAAGCAAGGCACAAGTGCATTAACAACATAGATCAGTTTATGGATAAATTTTTCCATGATTTTATGACATATTTAAAAGAAGTGCCCATAACCAGATCAACCTTTTTATTATCTCAAGATCCCGCAATTAGTGGATTGGTTATTGAAATTTCCAGCGATGACCATGGTCATGATTTATCGAAATGGCGCAAATGGATAAATACTCCTGCATTTTCTTTTTACAGATTCCAGGCCGCAAATCATGGATTTCTCGTGGATATGAATGCTCCCTGGAGGCTGATTGCCAATTTATCTTCTCCGAAAATGCTAGAATTTATGGCAAAATACGGCATCAAGAATGCCGGACAATTATTTTCAAAATTTTATCTAAAGGCGCACGAGCACGATATTGAAGTTTTAAAATTAACTATGTTTGAGATGTATGATGATTATTATTTTACATCCCCTCGCTTTTCAAAACCTATAGTCTCATCTAGAATCTCCAATGTTGGTTCTAAAGAGGTTTTTGATATAAATACAGAAACTACTATTCGCAACCGCGCAGGCATCAATCGCGAGGATTATCTCAACAAATATAACGATTCTTATTGGATTGACATCTATGCCCGACTTCGCTTGATAGAAGGCTTTGCTCAAACGGGGGAAGAAGCAGAGCAAAGATTAAAGGGCGTTTTATATAGATCAGAAGAATTACATAAATATGTTGACTTTCCCACAGCAATAGATTATATTAATGATTATGTTAAGAGTGAAAACATGATTATTCCATAGGTGTCAGTTGTTATTTCAAAGCCTTGATGACAAAAAAGAGTGTGTTGCTATTTTTCTTGATGGCCACCTTATAAAAGACGTTCCCAAAAATCTTTCACAGACTTGGAACTATTCGGCCTTTCTAAAAGATGCCGACATTGAATATGCCAGCCTTTATTGTGGGGGCAAGACGCTAGATGAGGTTTGTCCAGAGCACTTGAGAGAAGAGTGGAATAAGATCAATGGACGTATGCGTGCCTATCACAGATCCTTCGTCGAGGCAAAAATCTCCCTAAACGATAATTGCTTTTTTGACCTAGTTCCAGAACAATTCCTGCTTCAATATTGCGATATCAAAAATCAAATAACAAAGCATATATTAGAAAATTATAAAAAGCCAGAAAACTTTGATTTTCTCGCTGAACTATCTGCATTTACTACAGACATCAAGCACAACAGATTAAATGTTGATCTAAGTTATTTAAAATCCCGCCTGAGCGAATATAAAGTAAGACAGTTTTATAAGAAGATAAATACGACTCCCCCATACATAAAATACGATATTTTCGGAACAAAGACCGGTCGCCTAACAACTAGGAAGAACAGCTTCCCTATCTTAACGATGGATAAGAGATACAGGGGCATTTTGAGGCCAAATAACGATTGGTTCGTTGAGTTGGACTATAATGCTGCGGAATTAAGAACAATGCTCGCTTTACTAGGGAAAACACAGCCTATAGGCGATATTCACGATTGGAATGTCAAAAACGTTTATAATGGCGAAGTGGATCGAGATGAGGCCAAGAAGCGCATCTTTGCGTGGCTTTATAATCCCAATTCAAAAGATGAATTATTAAAACAAACATATGACCGCGACTCTATTAAAGAGAAATATTGGGACGGAGAATATGTAAATACGATCTATGGAAGAAAGATTAAATCAGATGATTATCACGCTGTAAACTATATTATTCAAAGCACGTTTAGTGATTTGCTGTTAAAGCAGGCCATAAAGATTAGTAAACTACTAGAAGGGACCAAGACCCATGTGGCGTTTACGGTTCACGACTCAATTGTTTTGGATATGGCCCAAGAAGACGAGACAATGATAAGAGAGATATATAATCAGTTTGCAGACACTGAATTTGGCCCCTTCATGGCCAGTGCCAAAGCAGGAAAGAATTTTGGAGAACTAAGAGAATTATGGATAAAATATTAGGACTAGGCAAAGCAGGTTGCAATATAGCCAGGGCATTCGAGAAATATTCGCAGTATACAGTTGTCAAGATCGACAGCGAACCTTCGATGGAAAAGGGCTATCTCCAAATGCGCCCACAAAAGACTCCAGAATTATATGAGGAGAAGTGTCCAGATTTTAGCTCTCATCTTTCTAGCTTGTCTGGCGATCTTTTGTTTATTGTCTCTGGTGCTTCTATTATTTCTGGAGCAGCCTTAAAGATTCTTTCTCAAGTAAAAGATTTTTGCGATATTAGTGTTTTATATATTAGGCCAGACGTAGAATTGCTGGGAGACCTCAAAAAGAAGCAAGAAAGGATGGTTTTCCACGTTTTTCAAGAATATGCACGTTCTGGATTGTTAAAACAAATGTATATCGTAGAAAATAGTCGATTAGAGCAAGTTATCGGCGGAGTTCCAGTAATTGGATACTTTGAGAAGCTAAATAGCCTTATAGTTTCTACAATTCATATGATAAATATCTTCAACCATAGCGATCCTATCAACAGCACCCTATCTGATTCAAAAGAGACTTGTAGAATTTCTACCTTTGGTATCGCGGACTTAGAAAAAAATGAAGAAAAATCGTTTTTTGAGCTTGACAATATAGACGAAAAACGCTACTATTACGCCATTCCCGAGGGGAAATTGAAAACGGATAGTACATTGTTGAACAAGGTCAAGGAAAAAGTAATTAATGAGCCCGGAGGATCTTACGGTATATATTCTACTTCTTATGCTGAAGAATATATCTATTACATCGCAAGAACCTCCGCTGTTCAAGAAAAATTAAAAAATACTTGATTTTTGTTTTTTAGTGTGTTATATTGTTTACAGGTGTTTGGGATATTTGCCAAGCACACTTTAACAAAGAGGAAAAAACTATGTCTATTAATTTTGACAAAATGAAAGAGAAATTGGCCAAAGTCCAAGGCCGAGATAACGGAAAGTCTTCTTTCTGGAGACCGCAGGACGGAGAGAATACAGTGCGTATTGTCCCTACTGCTGATGGCGATCCATTTAAGGAGTTTTGGTTTCACTACAATGTGGGCAAAAATCCTGGCTTCTTGAGCCCTAAGAAGAATTTCGGGGAGGATTGTCCATTGGATGATTTTGTTCGCAAACTCTTTAACGAGGGAACGGAAGATAGTATTAAGATGGCGAAAAACCTTATGGCTCGCCAACGTTTCTTTTCGCCCGTTTTGGTTCGAGGAGAAGAAGAGCAGGGAGTTCGTTTATGGGGCTATGGAAAGCTTGCATATCAGGAACTTCTCAGCTTGGTTCTTAACCCCGAGTATGGAGACATTACAGATGTGAACGAGGGTACGGATCTTACCATTACTTATGGCAAGCCAGCCGGTGCACAGTTTCCACAAACTTCAATTACCCCCCGTCGTCGGTCATCGCCCTTGGCCGAGACACAAGAGGAGATTACTCAGTATCTAGAGAGCGTCCCAGATACATCCACCGTATTTGATCGCAAAACTCCCGAGCAAGTCCAAGCTATGTTGGACGAGTTCTTGCTTGGGGAGACTGGTGCTGAACAGTCTTCCACAGAAACCGAAAAGTTCGGTGGAGCAACATCAACAAATAACGATACAAAATCGGTTGATGAGGCTTTCAACGAGCTTCTTGGTTAGTCCCCCCTGGGGGGAGGCTTGTCCTCCCCCCCACTTTTTATTAGGAGAACGAAATGACAACACGCGCAGGTAGACTTTCTATGGATGACATGAGAAAGTTGATTAATAAGAAGGCAGGAATGTCTGTCGCGCATAATCTTGTTGATGACAACCCAACAGAAGTAAAAGATTGGATTCCAACTGGATCAAGATGGCTTGATTCGGTTATTTGTCGTGGAAAATACGCAGGAATCCCCGTTGGAAAAGTTACAGAAATTGCAGGACTTGAGTCCACAGGTAAATCATATATGGCTGCCCAAATTGCGGCCAATGCTCAAAAGATGGGCATCGATGTAATTTATTTTGATTCCGAATCTGCCATCGATCCGACTTTCTTGGAGAATGCTGGTTGTGATCTGGCTACACTTTTATATGTTCAAGCACAGTCTGTCGAGTTTGTGCTAGAGACGGTCGAGACGCTGTTGGCATCAAATGAAAATAGAATGCTATTCATTTGGGACTCCTTGGCGTTCACTCCAAGCACAAATGATTTGGAAGGGGATTTTAATCCACAGTCTTCAATGGCAATGAAACCCAGGATTCTTTCCAAGGGTTTGTCAAAGATTATTGTCCCTCTTGCCAACTCATCATCATCTCTTTTGATTTTGAACCAGTTGAAAACAAACATTACATCTAACGTGGCAGAGGCCATGACAACTCCCTATTTCACACCGGGTGGTAAGGCTCTGAACTATGCGTATTCATTGCGTATTTGGCTTACTGGCCGAAAAGCGAAAGCGTCTTTTATTTTGGACGACAAAGGGTATAGAGTGGGCTCAGAGGTTAAGGCAAAGATTGAAAAATCTAGGTTTGGAACCCAAGGTCGCATCTGCAACTTTAAGATTATGTGGGGCGGAGAAGTAGGAGTTCAAGATGAAGAAAGCTGGCTGGATGCAATCAGGGGGTCAAAATATTTGACCAGTGCTGGCCCATGGTACTCACTGTTGAATGCGGATGAGTCTGTATGTAAAAAGTTCCAGGCATCAAAATGGCTTGAATGCTTAAAAGAAGAAACTTTTAGAAATAGGGTTTTGGAAGTTATGGATGAAGAAGTTATTTTGAAATTTGAGAACCGTGAGGTTGAAGCTGCTTCTTTTTATGAAGAGGAAGAGGAATAAAAAAAGTTTTTTTGAATAAAAGATGTTCTGGTGCGTCTAATATATATAGAGAGCTTATTAAGGAGAATATTATGAATTGGAATAAAATTATTTTGGCTGTGCTTGCATTGGCCGTTATTGTTGGATGCGCCTCGGTGGCAAAAGCTCACGGGCCATATTACAACCAGAACACAAGCATTCTTGTGTATGATTACGCTTATGATTATGAATCAAACTATTGGAGACAAGTCAATATGTATAATGACTATGTTTCTTGTAGCAATGCTCGACACGTAGTTCTGAACCTCAGAAGAGCCGGTTTTTATGTTAGCGTCGAGGGTCCACGCTATTGTCCCTCTAAAATTAGATATGCGGTTTATCACAATGTATTTTGGGTAAATAAAGTTGGTTTTTATGATCACTGGTCAACATATCATTACAACTTCCACCACAACTATCGGCGGGTGCACTTTCACTATCACAAACACCACAACCGCAGCCATCAATTTGGCGTCTATCACAAGAAGCACTATGCTCACGGGCATTATAAGAAAACTGTGACCAAGAAGTACAAGAAGTGGAAAAAGAGCAGTTACAACCACGTCCCAACTTATGAAAAGAAATCAGTAACTTATAAGAAGGCTGTTGGTGTAAACAAGGGCACAAACAACAATGTCAAAGGGCAAAAGTCCAACAAGAACTATCAACGTTCGGACAAGAAGGTCAATAATAAAAATGGCAAAATGAATCGTTCGAAGCGACCCAAGACAAAGAAGGCTACAAACCCAAGAAGTCAGAGTCGCCAGCGAAAGAATCATATTAATCGCACTCGTTCAAATCGAACCCCCCGCGCCCACGCTTCTAGTAATAGAACACAACGTCCTCGCAGTTCTGCATCTGTGAGGGGGAACAACTCTCGCAAAAGCGTAAAGCGAAGCGCACCGCGCTCATCACGTAGGTCAAATGTGCGTCGAAGCAACAATCGATCTTCGCGGAGAATTTCTCGACGATAAAGTGATTTTTTACTTGCTTTTTTGGCCCCGTTCGGTTATACTGAGCGGGGCTTTTTAGTAGAGGACCAAAATGCGTAATGCTACAAAAAAACAAAAACGATACGTTGACTTGGCCACAAGGATGGCCGATCAAAGTAATTTTAAATTGGGAAAGTTCAGACACGGCGCAGTTTTGGTTAAAGGAGGAAATATACTAAATGCTAGCTATAACAAAAACAATTATTGCTCTTTTGGGAACCGCTTTCGCGACCCTAAGACTGGCAATGCTACACTTCACGCAGAAATTGGAACAGTTTTAGGTCTCGACCGATCCGTAACCCGTGGTAGTTCTGTGTATGTTGTTCGTATAAACAAGAAAAGCGAATATCGACTCTCAAAGCCTTGCGAGATGTGTTGTGCGGTTTTGAAACACTGTGGTGTCTCAAAAATTTATTATTCAACAAGTGAAGAAAGTTTAGAGTGTATGAAGCTCTAAATTTGTTGACTATATATTTAATAAGAAGATATCAGTAGGAGGTATTGGCGATGAGCCTTGATGAAGTTACAAGACTCTTAGATTTGGAGAAGAAAATTCTACAAGACAGAGAAGACAACATAGAAGAAGCCATGTGGCTTATTAAAAGGTTGGAGAACGAAGATTACAGTTCATATGATGAAAAAGAAGATCTAGAAAGAGATCTAAAAGTAATACTTGAAGAATTGAAAATAGAATACTAAGGATAGATATGAATCCCAGAAGAGTGATGATATTGGATGGACTGAATATGTTTTTCAGAGCATATATAGTCAATCCTAGTTTGTCTTCAAATGGTCAACCAATCGGTGGAATAGTTGGCTTTCTCAAGATCCTGCAAAAGCTTTGCCGTCAAGTAAAGCCGGATCACATTATTGTAACCTGGGACGGCGCAGGTGGCTCCGCTCGTCGCAAATCCGCAAACAAGAATTATAAAGAAGGTCGCAAGCCTATTCGCTTGAATAGGGATATTCGCAATCTGAGCGAGAATGAAGAGTTGCAGAATAAAATGTGGCAACACTTGAGATTGTTTGAATATATCAACTTAATGCCAATCTCTCAAATCATGATAGACGGAATCGAGGCAGATGATATCATTGCCGCTGTTGTGAACCTTCCCTATCTAAAAGACGATCAGAAAGTCATCATTAGCTCTGATAAAGACTTTATCCAGTTGTGTGATGATAAGACTGTTCTTTTTCGCCCAATCCAAGACGAAGTTCTAAATGAAAATCGCGTTGTTGAAAAATACGGTATTCATCCCACCAACTTTGCTCTTGCTAGGGCAATATGCGGAGATAAGAGTGACAATCTCCCAGGAGTTGCTGGAATTGGCCTAAAAACAATTTCAAAGCGTTTCTCCTTCTTATCAGAGGCTAAAAATTATTGCCTGGACGATGTGCTTAAAGAATGTAAAGAGACAGAAAGTAAGCTAAAAGTGTATCAAAACATCATTGATAATGAGCAACTAATCAGGGGCAACTACCAGTTGATGCAACTTTATGCTCCAAACATTTCTTATGTCGCAAAAGAAAAAATAAAAAATTCTGTTGAAGAGTTGGATTATTCCTTGAATAAAACTTCAATTCGCGCTATGATGATCGAAGACGGTTTTGGGGCCTACGATTGGTCAACGCTATTTCAAACACTACAACGAAGCATATTGAACAGGAGAGATAATGGACAAGGTTGATTTTTCAAAATACGGAAAATCTTTTCAAGAAGGCTTGGTCCAACTCATTCTGGAAGACCGCTCTTTCGCTGATCAAATATGGGAAGTTCTGGATATCAATTTTCTAGAACTCAAATATCTTCAAACTTTTGTAAGAAAGGTTTTTGACTACAAAGAAAAGTATGGAGTCCACCCCTCTCAGAATACGATGGTTACCGTTCTTCGCACCGAACTTGATGACGAAGATGAGGCAAATGCGAAACAAATAAGAGATTATTTTGCTCGCGTTTGTTCTTCTGATTTTTCCGTCGATGGCGAAGAGTTCATTAAATCCACGTCCTTAGACTTCTGCCGAAAGCAAAAATTAAAAGAGGCCATATTAAAATCTGTTAATTTGTTACAAAAGTCTTCCTTTGAGGAGATTAGTGGCCTAATTAATGAAGCCATCAAGCTTGGTTCGGACAATGATTTTGGGTATGACTATATTGTTGACTTCGAAAAAAGGTTCGAGCTTAAAGCTAGAGATCCAATCTCAACTGGCTGGAGATTGATTGACGACATTTGCAAGGGAGGACTGGGCAAAGGAGAATTAGGGGTGGTTATTGCTCCAACAGGAGCGGGTAAATCAATGGCCCTGGTTCACTTGGGAGCCCAGGCACTTAAGTCAGGAAAAAATGTCGTTCATTACACCTTGGAGCTACAAGATACTGTGATAGCTTCTAGGTATGATAGTTGTATTACTGGTGTGTCGCTTTTTGACCTTCACGGTTTTAAAGATGAGATTTATGAAAAAATTCAAGATGTAGAGGGCAAGCTTATAGTGAAATCGTATCCAACCAAGTCCGCCAGTCCAAATATGATTAAAGCTCATTTGGAACGCCTGCGGCAAAGAGATATAAATGTTGATATGATTATTGTTGATTATGCCGATCTTCTTAAGCCGAATACGACACACAAAGAAAAAAGAATTGAGCTTGAAACCATTTATGAAGAGTTGCGTGGCATTTCGCAAGAATTTGATTGTTCAATGTGGACGGCTTCACAAACGAATAGATCCGGCCTGAATGCCGAAGTGATCACAATGGAATCTATCTCCGAAGCATTTAACAAATGTTTCGTATCAGACTTTATCTTTACCATTTCAAGAACAGTGGAAGATAAGAGCGCAAATACTGGGCGCATTTTTGTTGCAAAGAACAGAAATGGCCCTGATGGATTGATTTATCCAATTTTTATGGATACAAGAAATGTAAAAATAGACGTCAGGCAACCAACTGATGAAACTATTGAAGACATAGCAGTTAATTCTGCCAAAGCACAATTTGAGGCTTTACAGGAAAAATATAAAAAACATAGGAGGTGAGTTGAGTGAAAAATGATACAAAAGATAATAAAAGATTAGCAAGTGACATATTGTCAGATATTACCGTTTATATGAAGTATGCGCGGTATTTGCCAAACAAGAACCGACGAGAGACCTGGGGCGAGATTGTTGATAGAAATAAGGAAATGCACATTAAGAAATACCCCTATCTTAAAAGTGAAATAGAAGAAGTTTATAAATTGGTTCATGAAAAGAAAATTCTGCCTTCTATGCGTTCTATGCAGTTCGGCGGAAAGCCCATTGAGGTTGCTCCAAACCGTATTTATAATTGTGGCTTTTTGCCAATCGATGACTGGAGATCCTTTAGCGAAGTGATGTTCCTTTTGCTTGGTGGTACGGGAGTTGGGTATAGCGTACAGCAGCACCACGTTGAGAAGCTGCCAGAAATTAAAAAACCAACAGGCAACAGATCCAGAAGATATTTAATCAACGATTCCATCGAGGGATGGGCAGACGCAGTAAAAGCACTCTTCAGTTCATATTTTAACGGCACCTCCGCATTGAGATTTGACTATTCTGATATTCGACCCAAAGGCGCAAGGCTTGTCACATCAGGTGGTAAAGCCCCCGGACCACAACCTCTAAAAGAGTGTTTGGTTAAAATTCAAGGTATTTTGGACGAGAAAGAAAATGGCGATAAACTTTCTACAATCGAAGTACACGATGTCGTATGCCACATCGCAGACGCAGTATTGGCTGGAGGAATCCGCCGAGCAGCACTTATTTCTCTGTTTAGTGCAGACGACGATAATATGATTGCTGCCAAGACTGGTAACTGGTGGGAAGAGAATCCTCAACGCGGAAGAGCCAATAATTCCGTGGTGTTACTGCGACATAGAGCAACAAAAGAGTTTTTTAATAATTTGTGGGAAAGGGTAAAAGCATCTGGTTCTGGAGAGCCTGGGTTTTATTTTTCTAATGATAAAGACTGGGGGACAAACCCTTGTTGCGAAATTGCACTTCGCCCATATCAGTTCTGTAATTTAACAGAAGTTAATGTTAGTGACGTGGATAGTCAAGAAGAATTGGACCGCCGCGTCCGTGGAGCAGCCTTCATTGGAACGCTTCAGGCAGGCTATACAGACTTTCACTATCTGCGAGATATTTGGAGAAGGACAACAGAAAAAGATTCTTTGATCGGTGTCAGTATGACTGGGATCGCATCAGGTAAAGTGTTGAATCTGGATACCAAAGCTGCCTCCGCAGTGGTAAAGAGAGAAAACGAAAGGGTCGCAGCCTTAATCGATATCAAGCCCGCCGCACGTTGCACGACGGTGAAACCAGCAGGAACAACCTCTCTTGCGCTTGGAACTTCTAGCGGTATTCATGCTTGGCATAACGACTATTATATCAGAAGAATTCGCGTCGGTAAAAATGAGCCAATCTACACTCATCTTGCCATCCACCATCCAGAGTTGGTAGAAGACGAATACTTCCGACCACACGACACCGCCGTGATTTCAGTGCCCCAGATGGCCCCAGAAGGAGCAATTCTTCGTACAGAAAGTGCGTTGCAGCTTCTCAAGAGAGTTGCCAAGATCAGCAAAGAGTGGGTTAAGTCTGGGCATAGAAAAGGTCAAAACACACACAACGTATCTGCTACAATCTCTATCAAAGAGGCAGAGTGGACAGACGTTGGAGAATGGATGTGGGAAAATAAAGACTCTTATAATGGCTTATCTGTTTTGCCATATGAGGGAGGAAACTACATTCAGGCCCCATTTGAAGATTGCTCCAGAGAAAAATATGAAGCAATGATTAAAAGTTTAACGAAAATTGATCTTTCAAATGTGGTAGAATATGATGATAATACAGACCTCACCGGGCAAGTCGCCTGTGGAGGTGGAGCTTGTGAAATAAAATAAAGGAGAGATATGAAATTTTCACCTAGAAACCGCCACTTGTTGGTAGAAAAGATTAGCGAAACAAACGATACCGAACCCACGTTTATCCTTCCAGAGGGGTATTCCCCAAAAGAAGCAAAGCACGAGTTGGTAAAGATTGTTGACTTTTCTGACGATTGCAGCATTGACTGTTGGGCAGATGCAGTTGCCGTTGTCAATGGGAATATGATTGAAGAAGTTGCGACAGGAGATGAAACTTTTAGTTTGATTTTGGAAAATTATGTTTTTGGAATCCTAGAGGATGAAACACCAGAGGACGAATAGTGAGAAAAATAATTGACAAGTTCAAGTCTTTTTTGTCAGAAGCTGATTATTCAGATTATGTGAAGGGTGGGAAAATCACACTCTATCATTATTCAAAAGAAGACCAAGATACAATCGTTTTGGATCCGTCTTTCTTTGGACAATCATCCTATAGTCGTAGCGAGAAGAACTTATCTTCTGTGCCAAGAGTATTCTTTTATACCAATCTGGCACAAAGGGAAAGATATGTTTCTTCTGGCAGACAACTGTATAGGGTTACAATTGATTCCAAGGAAATATATAACTTAAAGCAAGATCCAGAGAGCATCATTAATACCGTTAGGCACCCAGTGTATGGAATGCGTGCAGGTATTGAATATGATGACCTTTTTAACGAAATAAAGAAAAATTATTTAGGAGCATATTATACGTCTGGCAATATCGATATGGTTGTTTGGTTTCAAACAATAACGGCGTATAAGGTACAGGAAGATGAACGGAGAGGACTGGAGCAAACTAATTAATATATGGACAACTTTTTCGTTTCTTCTTACAACCCAGGAGATACTATTGTCGGAGCCGTCGCAGAAAACGTCGGTCATGTAGGTATATTGGTAAAAAGAATCAAGACGGATCCTCTCTCTCCCCAACCAGTTTGGTCTTGGCAAATTGATTGGTTGTACGCAGATGATATGTATGAGCCAGAGGAAGTCTTTGATCCGGTAATGCCGGAGGAGGAATTAAGAGATCAACTTAACCAATGTTTATGGTTATTGATAAAGGTTAGAAAATGAAAAAATTATTAAACTTTTTAAATACCAGCGCGGGATTAGCCTTAACGGTTATTGTCGGCGCGGCAATTATATTATACTTTTCAGTGGAGCTACTACAAGCCTCTAGGGAAAAGCAAATGCAAGCACTTGATCAAGCGCAAAAAAATTATGTTTCAGAGTGTATTGATACCTTAACAAACAAGCACAATTTGGAGTATAATGTAGCAGCAAAAGAGTGTGAGAAATCATTAGGAACAAAATGAGGTAAAAATGAATGTTGGTGACGTTGTTTATAATCAATATCATGGGATTGATCGGTTTGGGATCATTGCTAAGACGCGCCTAGATGAACACGGCTGGAAGTATTGTATCGTTGATTGGATCGATGATGACAAATATGAATATGCAATTTCATGGCGTGAACAATTAGTGGGCGTTAATCACGGAATAACTGAATATCGTTGCACCCAATTAAAGTTGATCGATGTCGAAGACTGGATGGGCCTTTTAAAGAAAATCAAGAAGGCCCAAAAGAAGGCAAAGAAATGAAAGAATTTATTATGATATTGCTTGCCATATTTCCGTGGTCTATTGCGGCAATATTGGTGATTATGTTTATTAAAAAGAATAGAAAATGATAGCAGAAGTTTTATGTATAACCCTCATCTCCCTTGGGTTCCCAAGGGCAGAAGCATCTTGCCAATATATGGAATACGTTGTAGAAGCCAGCAATCAACACAGTGTTGATCCTGCCCTTCTCTCCGCACTTATTAGAGTCGAAAGCCGTTGGAAACCAGACGCAGTTAGTTATGCTGGTGCCTGCGGCTTGACTCAAGTGTTGGCCAAATATTCTGATTATACTTGCAAAGAATTAAAAGATCCTAAAACATCAATCTTTGAAGGAGCTAGAAAGTTAAATTTCTGGCTTTACAGATATGGTAAAGGAAATTTACGAGTTGGTCTTTGTGGCTATAATGCTGGTTTCCGATGCAAAGGCAAAAATAAGAACCACAGGGGGTATAATAGGTATGCTCCCAAGGTTTTAAAATATTATAAGGAAATAAAAGAAAGATATTGCGTATTGGAGGAGGAGTATTTTCTAGAAAATCCCACTTGGTTTGAAGATTGTGGTGGTTAAAAAATAACATTTGACTACTTAAACAAAGGGCTTCTGGCCTTTATTTTTTTATAAGGATATAAAGAAAAATGTTTAAGAAATTGTCTACTTTGTTTGTAATTTTGGCCTTTATCGGGTGTTCTGGAGTTTTTGCTTCAGCGGAAACAAGCAAACAAAAAAAGAAGCAGGATGCTTATTTTAAAAATGTTGAAGTAAACGTGCCTCACATTAATAAAACAAATTTAAAAGTTTGGACCAGTGCGTGGGAAATTTATGGACTCTTGATCAAATTTGATAAAGAAACAGAAACAATTTATCAAGATGAGATATTAACTCCACACGAAGATGACGAACACGAATGCGATTGTTAGTGATGTAGTTATCGGTAATACTATCGAAGCAGTTTTGTATGCCTACGCTAATGAATACACTTTAATCTCAAACAATTTTAAGCCCCCATCTCCCTTTGCATTTTTTGATCAATCGGTAGATGTCGGGGCTTTAAATATAGATCCAATACAAATTTTATTGAACACCTCAGACTCCGTTGAGGAGTTTGGCCATCCCAAGCTCGATGTGTGGAAAAGAACAAGCTATCTCTTATCTTTGGCCGGATTACATCCAGCATTTGATGGAGTCACTTCACTGAGGGTCGAAGATAATGTTTTAAAGATTTTCATTGGAAAATCAAGCCTTTACGAGATTCAGTTCGAAAATTTGCATATATTTGATGCCCACGGAGTAGAGGGAATCGATGCGACTGAACCAGAGGGTCAAGTCTATCGTGTAGAAGATTGGATTAATGTAAGAGCAGGTCAAAAACACGACCTAGATTATTTAAAATTCGACGAAAATTTTGTCAAAGAGATGTATTTCTACCCATCAGAAAGAATAGATGGTAATCACTTCGATAAAAAAGATTTAGTTGTAATTTCTTTCTTGACACAAAAGCAACTTTATGATATAAATTATAGCGAATCTTATGTCAGACTTTTGGCCAAAAGGAGAATGGTGGAAGCAGGCATAAGAGGTCCAAAGAACGGCAAGAATCCGAATTATCCAGATCGTTCGGATGAGCCATTTAAGCATCTTTCTGTAAAGCTTGAACACGCCGAAAGAAAGATATATAAACTGAAACCAACGGAACCTGTGCCTAGTAAGAACGTTTTCTTTGTTGATAAAACCGCTCGTGAAATTATTATGAGTATAAAAACTAATAATAATCCTAAATACTTATATAACATAAGTCGAAAGATACGAGCAAAGGATCTTTTGATAAGATGAGCAAAGGAGCAAAGAAAATGAGTAGCGGAACAAGTGGGGTAAGCCCAGGGGCCGCAGCAAGCGGCTATAGTAGTGTTGGAGTTAGCACTGGAGGCCAAGTTAATCCCTCAACAGGAACACCGTCCACCAACGATGGCAAAGGAAGTACCATCGTCCAGGGCGAAGGAAATATGGTTGGCAATACTCAAAATCAAACAATCATTAACAACAGTTATACGAACAACTATGGAATGAACACTTCAGACTTCACCTCCCTGCACAATCAGGGTAGAAGTATGAACACAGATGCCGCACAGGCCATCGGTGAAATGACCATGGAAGACATTCAGAAGTTGATGATGATTATGTTGATTTTGAAGATGCTTGAAACTTTTATGAACAATAGTGATGGCGGCGGAGGCAGCCAAGGTGGATTTTCAGGGATTATGTAATGCCCGTAGCTAAAAGCTCAAATTCGTTTCACTTGGCCGGTGTCATACCTGTTGCAGGCCAACCGCTGGACTTCAACTTTCCTTGGCACGATTCCCTGCAACCAATCGGGCAAGACTATCTTGCCATCGAGAGGGCGGTCGTTGAGTGTGCGTATGTTGGGTGTGAAACGATTTGGGTTGTTTGTCACAATGATATGCAACCACTAATCCGCCATCGTCTTGGCGATTACATACAAGACCCAGTTTATTTGTATAGACAGATGAGTCCAGGCACAATAGATCAGAACAGGAAACCCATTCCAATTTATTATGTTCCAATTCACCCAAAAGACAGAGACAAAAGAGATTGCTTGGCCTGGAGCGTTTTGTATGGTGCCGAGGCAGCATATTACACAAGCCACCAAGTTAGCAAGTGGGTCGTGCCAAATAGGTATTATGTCTCGTTTCCGTATGGAATATACGATCCAGAAGTTTTAAGACAGCATAGGAAAACAATATCTAGTGATCAAGGATTTTATCTTAGCCATGATGGCTTGACCGTTAAAGATGGCGAGTATCTAGGATTTACTTTTAGTCCAGAAGAATTTAAAAAGTATCGTAGAGATCTTAGGAAGAAGGCAACCGGAGAGTCCGCACCCAGCGGCAAGCCAGGAATTCCAGACAAAAAGCTTCCAATGGCAGAACGTTGGTCAGCAAGATTTTTTGACTTAGAGGACGTATTTGGATCTGCCAATATCGGAGAATCAGAGGTAGTTAAACTATCTTGGTATTACCGCGCAGATAGCTGGGATGGATTAAGAGGTTTCTTGGCCTCAAAAGATACTGTGGATAAGCCGAGCAAGGACTTATTTTCTTATCACGAATTTAATAAAATTGCAGATTCTTTTGAATAAAAAAGAATTGATAGCGTCTAAGTAATGGGCAATGGATAAAGGAAGTTTATATAATGTTGGCGATTTGGTTAAGTTGTCGGCTGAATATTTTGTCTTGCCCTATACCCATATTGCAG